TGGTGACCTCGTCGAGGAATCCGTAGAGGTAGTCGAAGCCGGCGCCGCCGCCTGGGCTATACGACGTGTACCGGCCGAACTGCAGGTCTCCGGCGCCGATCGACGTCGAAGCGACGGTCGTCCCGACGAGCAGGCCGTTGATGTAGAGCTGGAACTGCGATCCGTCGTAGGTACCGACGATGAACGACCACGCATCGAACGCGACGGTGCCGGTGACCTGCTTGGCCGCCGAACCGTCCAGTCTGCGGCCCCACGTGACCTGGCCGCTCGTCCAGTTGATCGTGAGGAACCAGCCGGTCTCGTTTGAAAAGCCGGGCGACATTGTCCCGATCACGCCGCCGAAGAAAGTCGCGACGTTCGACTTCGGGTTGACCCAGCAGCCGACTGTGTACACGGACCCGATGGCTGTGAAGTGGAATCGGCTGCTCGAGACGCTCAGGTAGTCGCCTGCGGTGCCGCCGATCACGGTGTTGCCGTGGCCGTTGAACTCGACCGCCCCGTCGTCCTGCCCGGAAGCGAGACCGCCGGCGACGTGAGCGGTGAGTGCCGCACCGGTGACCTGCTGCACCTGGTCGACCGCGGTGAGGTACGGGTTCGAGTCGAGGAACGTGCCGGGCCCGTCTCCGAGACGCCACCATCCGAGCAGGCTCTTCGTCGCGCCGAGATCGGAGACGCCTGTCGGGAACGTCTCCGACGCCGCGGTGGCCGGGCCCCACAGCGACCCGCCGTCCGGGGTAGAGGTGAGGACGAGGCCGCCGCCCTGCGGGCCTGTGCTCGGGTCGATCGAGTGGACGCCTGCGATGTCGCCGACGTTCTCGGTCGCGTCGACGCCGACGGGGAACCGGTCGCTGCCCCCGACGCCGTGATTGTCGCCGTGGCGTTGGACTTTCGCGCGGCCCGTCACGGATCAGGGTCCGAGTCGAACGGGTTGTTAGTGAAGAGCGACTGCGGGGAGACGTCGAGCTCGAGCGTCACGTCGTGGACGCGCGGGGAGGCTGGCCGGCACGTGTACCGGATCCCCTCGACGTAGTAGCCCTGGTTGCCGGTGTCGGCGAACCCGCCGCCGCCAACGTGCGCGGTGGTGACGCTGAGGAGATCCGAGATCTCGCAGCGGCACATCATCTTCCAGAGCGGGTCGGCGAGCCGGTCGAACGGCTCCCGCGATTTGAACACCATCTTCGTGATGCGGGGAAGCGCGTCCTTGTAGTTGTCGCGGTAGTACGTCGCCATCAGGAGGGTCTCCTCGAGCGCGGTGTTCCCCGTAGCGATCCCCTCGACCGTCAGTAGGTCGGTGAACGTGAGGCCTTTGTTTCCGTGCGCTGTGATCGATGTCGCGTCTTCGAGCAGCTGCCCGGAGATCTCAGCGGCGGTCGGCGCGACGCCCACCGTCGCGTCTTGCGGCACGACCAGCACGGAGTTGTAGAGCTGGGTTTTCCCGAGCGAGAACGCGAGCTCGGAGATCGGAGCGACGGTTGCGTCGCCGACAGTCACAGACGGATCGCCGACGTCGCGGCGGTTGATGCCGTACTCGGCGACGTCCGGCCGGAACCTCGCCTGCCGCCCGTGGAAGGTGAGTGTGCCGTCCTTCGCTACGAAGAGGTTCGCTACTCCCGGGAACTCCGCGTCGGCCGCGTCGAACAGCGCGGCGAGTGCTGTGGTGCCCGGCTCGTAGACGGTCTCGGTCACCTTCACGTTCCCGGAGAAGATCGAGCTGAGGCCGGCCGGCCAGCCGACGTCGGCGAGGATCGCGTCGATGCGGTCCTTCACCGAGCCGGAGGTGTCCTCGTAGAACACGCGGCCGACCGACTCCGCTGGAGGCGTGTCGCCGGCGACGCCCGGCTGCAGCTCATGATCGTTCAGCCACCCGAACGCGTCGACGAGGTTGATCGTCACGAAGAGCACGCCGTCGACGACCTCGCCGCTCTCGTAGGTGAAGCTCTGGACGTCGTAGTCGATGTCGTCGATGTAGCCGCGGAAGAGCGTGTGCCATGTCTCGGCGACCGGGTCGTAGAGCTGGAGCAGCACCTGCTTGTCCGGGAGCACGTTCGGGAAGTACGGGCTGCTGCCGTTGGTCGGGTCGAACACGCCGGCGAGGTCTGCGATCGTGACGGTCGCGGTGCCAGTCGATGTCTTCTCGAGCTCGTTCGGTCGGCCACGGTTGATCGTCCACTGCTGCACGCGGATCCCGCCGACCGAATCGAGGTAGGTGAAGGTCGGCGAGACGACGAGGGGACCGTCGGTGAACGCGATCCCGACTGAGAACTCGTTGATGCCGGCCATCTACAGCGACCGTGAGCTTGTCTGTCGGCCGCGTGTCTGGACGGGCCTTCGGCGGGCGTCGACGCCCTGAACCTCGGTCACTGTGCGGCCGAGCTCCTGCTTGTCGACATGCACGTGGGTATGGATGACGAACGGGGCGCCCCCGCGGCCGACAGGCATCGTCGTGAGGTGCGCGCCGGCGAGGTTGAGCTCGAGCCGCCGCAGCGCCGCTCCCTGCACGCCGGTGCCTGCGATGAGCTGGCTGATGCTCGCTGCGCTCCTCAACGTCGCCGGTCCGCCTTTCGTGTCACCGGCGAGCGCGTCGAGGAGCTCCTTCACCTTCAGCCTGGTCTCGCGCGTCAGCGCGTCGAACTGTCCGCCGAGCACCTTCCGGATCCGTGAGAGAAGGTTCCGGTTCGCGTCCGTGTCGAACAGCGTCCCGGCGAGCCCGGCCTGCACCTTCTTGAGTTCTGCCTGCAGGTTGCCCTTGCTCGGCGCGAGCGCGTCACCGGTCCTCGTCAGGCCGAGCGCGAGGAACTGGTTCTGTTGGGCCCGCTGACCGAGGAGCGTCTGGAAGCTCTTCGTGAACTTCTGGCCCGCGGCGAGCTGCGTGGCAAGCGCGTCGAGGCGAGTCTTGTTCGCCTTCGCGATGGTCTCAGCGAGCTTCTTCGCCTTCTCCGCGGCGGTCTTCGCGTCGCCTGCCTCCTTGTCAGCGATCGTCGCCTGGTCGCCGCGGATCGTGCGCGCGATCTGCGCCAGATCGTCCTCGAGCGTCAGCTTCCGCGTGATGTCCTTCGTGATCGCGAGCCGCTGCGTGACGAGCCCGCTGATCTCATGGAGTTTCGAGATCTGCCCCTTCAGCGTCGGAATGTCCTGCACGCGATCAAGGGACCTCGCGAGCGACGCGTCGAAGAACGTGTTCCGCTGGATCGCCGTGAACGGCTTCCGCGGCGTCACGGCTGGCAATGGGCGCGCGTCCGCGAACGGGTCAGGGAAGATGCCCGGCACGTTTACGTTCTGCTGGGGAAGCAGCGGGCTCCGTGTCGTCCCAGGCAGCGCGCCGATCGTGTGGATGAACGCGCCGACCGCCACGCGGGCGTCGTCGGCCGCCTTCTTCGTCCTGCCGAAGACGTGGTTGAAGTCGTCGACCGCGACAGCCCCGACCGTGAAGATGTTCGGGAGGCCGAGCGCCCACTTCAGCGCGCGCTCGAGGCCGAGCGAGTGGTTGGACGCGATCTTGAACGCGTCGCTCATCTGCTTCAGCGCCGGCGTGGCCGCGTCAGCGGCGTCCGTCAGCGCCCGCACGGCCGCGGCGGTCTTGAGCTGCAGCTGCCCCGACTCGTTCATCTTCTCGAGCCAAACCGTTAGCTGGCTCAGGTACTTGTCGAGGGTCGGCAACAAGGCTGTGCCGATCAGCTCCTCGGTCGTATGCAGCGTCGCCGCGAACCTCTGCTGCGCGGTCGCCCCTGCCTCTGCCTGACCCGCGTACCGCTGCGCGACAATCCGCAGCGCCTGCATCCCCGACGTTCCTTTCGGGATCTCGATGCCGAGCCGCTTCAGCGACGTGACGTTGCCGGCCGCGGCCTTCGCGAGCGCGATAGTCGCCTGGGCGAGAGAGAGGTGGCGGCCGCGCGCGACGTCGGCTGCGATGCCCATGTCGCGGAGCGCGGGCCCGACCTCCCGCGTCGATCTGACGAGCGTCGTGAACGACTGCGTCAGTTCGTCCCTGGTGAACCCCGACAGCGACGAGAGCCTGGTCGCTGTGTCCTCGATCTCCCGCCGGTTGCCGGCGAACGAGATCCCCGTCGCCTTCAGCTGCGCCGCGAGCTGCCGCTGCGACGCGGCGGCCTCTGTCCCGGCGTCGATCACGCTCCGCAGCGCCTCACCGGCGCCGGCGAACGCGATGAACCCGCCCGAAGCGAAAGCGAGAGACCGACCCAGGCTCCTGAACGCGCCCGACCCGGCAACGGCTCCGCGCGCGGCGTGGCTCAGGCTCCTGTCGAGCTCCTTCGCCGTTGTCGTCGTCCGCTGGAACGACTTCTGCAGGCCGGACGTGTCGCCAACGACCTCGACGATCAGCTTCGGGGGCATCTAGGTCCTGTTCCAGTCGTTCGCGATCCTCTCGAACAGCCGCTCAACGCCGGCCTCGATGTTGGCCTCGTTCTTGCGGAGCGCCGGCTCCATGGCGCGTTGCTCCATCAGGTCGGCGAACCTGGGGCGGCTGCGCGCGTCGCCGCGTGATCTCACACCGCGCTGACGAGGGGCGACATAGACGAGTTTCCGTGTGACGCCGACGCGCATCCGCGACCACTTCGGCCCGATCCTGGGGATGCCCGTCGCCGCGAGCTGCTGAGCGTCCGCACGGATCGGCTCCGCGAGGAGACGTAGCTCCGCGTTGAGCGCCTTCGTCGCGGTCTTGCCGGTCGCTGCGGCGAGGAGCTCGAGCTCGCGGAGGCCCCGGACGGTGATGCCGCTAGAAGAGGCCATCGCCGCCCGAGGATGCGTACTCGTGCGCCATGTGGAGTTGGGCCACGGTCAGTTCGCCGATGTCGCCTGGGGCAAGGTTGCGGTACCAGGGTCGCCAGTAGGACTCGGGTCGGTCGCCGGGGAGACCAATGTCGGCCTCGATGATCCGCCACCATTTGTCGAGAGCCGCTCGCTCTCCTCGCTCGCGGGCGGCTCGCTGGTCGGGGGGAGGCTCTCACCGTCCTCCTCGCCGTCCCGGTCGCCGAGGACGAATCTGATCTCGGACGTGCCCGGGGCGTCCCAGATCAGATCGACGTCGACACGCTTCCCCGCCCGTTCGAGCACCACGACCGCAAGCGCGACGTTCAGGTCGGTGTCGCCGGCAACGAACGCGTCCTGCAGCTCTCCGGCCCTGACCCCGGAGACGGCCTTCACCTTGTGCCACTCGCGGTAGGTGAGGTAGTCGGCGTCTCCGGGGCTGATGAGCTTCACGAGGTCGAAGTCGTATTCGCCGTCGATCTGCTTCGACACGCCCTTCACGATCAGCTTGTCCATGGTCTAGGTCTCGTGCCACTCGAGCGGGTTGCTCGGGTCCGACACGAACGTCAGCGCCGTGGTCTCGCCTTGGCCGCGTTGAGCGCCCTCCGTCCAGGTCGGCAGCTTCACGCTGCCGCGGAGCTCGGGGTTGGTGGCGCCGACGCCGGCGTTGACGTTCTTCCGCCACACGATCTCGAAGATCGACTTGTCCCGGTGGAGCGGGTACAGGACCTGCTTCGACTCGCCGGACGCGTCGGAGATCCACACGTCGGCGTTGATGCTCTTCGCGCGGGTGCCGGCGAGGATCTCGTCGCTTCCGTCCGCGTTGAATCCGGACACGTCGACCTGGTTGTCGTCGCTCGTGAATCCGATCGAATGGAAGAACGTCGAGAGTTCGACGCCGTCGACCTCGACGTAGTCGTAGAGCGCGATGCGCTTACCGTTCGCCATGGCTTACCGCCTCCTCGATGGTTGTGGGCCAGCCTCGGGGAAGCAGGTAGCTGCCGGGCCGGAGTTGCGGGATGGAGCGTTCGATGACGGTGATGTCGCCGCGGCCGACCGCGCGCGCCTCCGCGCGCGGATCGAGCCGCGCCTCGAAGCTGCTGCCGGGCTCGTGGCCGCGGTAGCCGCGCCGCGAGCTGACCTGGTAGACGGTCACGCAGCTACCGCCGCCGGGCGGCCGTGGATGGCGCGCATCTCTTCGAGCGATTCGGCTGGGAAGATGTCGGCGAGCTCGTCGAACGGGTCGCCTGGCTTCGCGCGGCCGGCGCCGAGCGCTGTGAGGATCTCGCCGTACGGGTTGATCTGCTCGTCCGTGCTCTTCCAGTCGACGATCTGGCGGTCGTGAACGTCGGCGTACACGACCGTGAGTTGGCGTCTCGCTGCGCGGTAGGCCGTGATGAGGTTCATCAGGATCGACGTGTCGCAGGCGCGTTTGCGGTCTTCGTCGGCGGGCCGGTAGCCGACGCGCGCGAGGACGTTCCTGGGGTAGATCCGGATGCCGCAGCCGCCGAGGTTACGCGCGAAAGCGGTTCGCATCTCGACGCCGTCCTCGCGGACGAACGAGAGCCGCTGGAAGCACGTGAGGGAGTCGCCGGTCGGGAGCGCGGTCAGGATCCTGTGGTCGATCCAGTCGTCGGAGCCGCACGGCACGACGAAATCCGCGGGCCGCTCGTTGAAGCGTTCGTCGAGCGCGAGTTGGATGCCATCGTTGTATTTCGCAGAGAGGAACCTGTTGTCGCGGCGGACGGTTGCGAAGCCGAGGTCGTCTGCGGTGTCGAGGTTCTCGTCGTCGGCGACGACGACGGCTGTCGCTTCGATGTCGTGGTTGGCGAGCGCGTCGCATGTGCGGCGGAGTTGGCCGAGGCAGACGCGGGCGAGCTTCGCCCTCCCGTGAGCCGGGACGATGAACCAGAGAGAACGCATCTAGAAGCGCTCAGCCTCTGGGTCGCGAGCTGCTTGGGCTATCGGTCCGAAATCGAACCACCACCACGAACGCGGCCAGAGCGGAGGACGTCCGGCATAGAGCGCGTTCACTCCGATGATGATCACCCATTGAGTCACGCTGCTACAGCCTCACGGACGAACGCCTGACCCCACCAGTCGGGGTGGAGCAAGAAGTGGAGCTGCCGGCCGACGACTTCGGTTCGCGTGGCCCACCGGTCGACCGTCTCGCCCCAACCAGGGTTGAGCCACTTGCCGCCCGAGTCGGAGATCCGCCACGGCAGCGGCAGCCCGAGCACGAGCGCTTCATAGTCGAGCCCGAAGTCGGCGAGCGGACGTGGTCGGAGCGTGAGGCTGATGTTGCCGCGGGTGATCGTCCGGTCGGGCGGCCCTTCCTGCGGTCTCGCGCACTCGATGAACTGCTCGTCGTTCGCGAACGTGATCTCGCCTTCGCCGCGGTCGCGGTTGCAGAACGGGTCGCCGTGGCCGGCGACTCCGCGGATCTGGAAGCCGTAGCCGCGGAGCGTCGTGAGGGCCTCATCGAGGATGAGGTCGGGGTCGCGGCCGGTGCGGAGCGCCTCGGCGAGCGCGTTGCTGTGGATGCCGATCTCGTGGCCGAGGACGGCGATCTCGTCGAGCGCTTCGCCGAATCCAGGGGCTCGCCAGTACGGCGAAGTGTGGAGGATGTAGTAGGTGGAGCGGTAGCCGCGGTCGGCTTCCCATCGGGCGATCTTGACGGCGGTCGCGAGGGCGTGGCCGGCGTCGAGGTCGTGCCTCATCCCGATGACGTTCGGGTCGCGGTTGCCCGCATGGACTTCCTGCATCGCGACGACGGAAGTGGCGACCGCGAGGAGCCGCTCATCGAGCTCGTCGAGGTCGGAGGCGAGGAACGGGGCGCGGTCTTTCACGCCGTCACCGCGTCTCTGACGGCGCGGGCGCGCATGATCGCCCTGGTCTTGAGCGCGATCGCGTCTGGGAGATCGCACATGCGGTCGCCGGCGTCCGCGTGGGGGAGAGCTTCGAACCTGATGTCGAGCTGCCGGGTGTCGGCGATGATGCCGATGATCGTGTCGGCCCAGAGGCGGAAGAAGTCGTCGAGCGGATGGTGCTCGAGGTAGGCGCCCGCGCCGGCGAACGGGAGCTCGGCGTCGTAGACGGCGCCGCTGCCCGGGAACACGAGGTCGTCGTAGCCGTCGGCGATGCCCTGCGCGCGCGCGCCGTCGCTCCATTCGCGCCACATGCAGCCTGTGAGGACGCCCGGCTGGTAGGCCTCGATGATGCGGTACTGGCTGTCGGCGCTGTGGACGATGTCGTCGTCCTGGCTGTAGATCACGTCGTGCTTGCAGCTGTCGATCGCGAGAGCGCGGCCCCATGTCATCTGGTCTCTGTCCTGCTCGGCGTTGTTCCAGATGATCACGTCGTCGAAGATCAGCGAGTCGAGGACGCGGCTGAGGTCGACGTTGCCGCGTGTGACGATCACGGCGGAGACACGGTCAGGGGACAAGCGCGGCCTCCATCTCGGCCATATGCTCCGAGCGCCGCTCGGTCGTGAGCTCGATCGCGCCTCTGGTGATCGGGTGCCGCATGTACCGGTAGTGCGCGCGGTCGGACGCCTCGAACGTCGCACCGGACGCGGCGAGGCGCCGCCAGAGCGCCCAGTCCTGGAACGCAACGTCCGGGAACCCGCCTGCGCGGATGAACGCGTCGCGGCGGAACGCTGAGCAGGCCGCGTATTCGTTCCTGACGGAGGCGAGGTACTCGTCGTTCGTCAGCGCGGGCGGGACGTGCTCCAGCCCGTCCGAGCGCTCGTAGCCGAACAGCCACACGTCGGCGAGGATGCTGTCGATGCCGAAGAGGGCGTCAGGGAGCGCGACGTCGTCGATGTCGAGGATCCAGACCCATTCCGTCATCGCGAGCTCGACCGCGCGCTGGAGGTAGTAGGCCTGTGCGTGCCTCCATGGGCAGTCGTCGACGAACACGTGCGCGGACCGGATCGGGTAGTTGCTGTCGCACAGCACGATCGACTCGAGCGGCCTGGTCTCGAGTTCGGCGATTGCTGCTTCCCAGCGGCCGGTGAAGCGTTCGTAGCCGCGGTCGCCGTAGACGCACGACACGATCGTGACGTCGGCGTTCACAGCATGAACTCCACGTCACGCTCGGCGAATCCGAGGCGCTCCTTGTAGTAGCGGAGGCCGTCGGTGCCGCTGTCGTGGCGGTTGTAGAAGAGGACGCCGCCGTCGGCGGCGTGCGCGGCGATCATCCCGGCTGCGAGGAGGTACATGATGTCGTCGCGGAGGTGGTCGCCGTGGCCGAGGATCATCGAGATCAGCGAGAGGCCGCCGCACCGGTAGAGCGTCATGTACGCGCGGAGCGTGTCGTCCTGGAGGACGCCGTAGGTGTGGATCCGGTGGCGGCCGCACGGCTGCGGCGGAAGCGGCCCGTGCGTCTGCCGAGAGAGGTAGCCGTCTGCCATCGGGCGTCCTTGTCGGACGGCCAGGGAGACGTTGATGTCGTGGATGTCGTCGCTGAAGTCGGGCCGGTTGATCTCGGCGAAGCGGTAGCCGAGCCGCGCGGCGCGGTCTGCGCGCTTCCTGGCGGTGCGGTGGCCTGCGCGCCACTCGTCGAGCGTGTCGGGCATCTCCTGGATCGAGGCGCCGCGGCTGTACCTGTCGACGCCGAGCTGTTTCTTGAACCTCCACGCGAGCTCCGCGCATGACCCGTAGCCGCAGGTCGCCTCGAGCGTGACGGGGATCGTTTCGGTCGCGATCGCCGTCATCAGCTTGCCCGGTTCACGATCGTGACTGTCCATTCGCATCCGATGAACGCCTGTGTGTGGCCGAGGTCGTCGTAGACGCGGAACCCGGTGGGCCCGTCGACCTCGATGGTCGAGGCGAGCCCGTTGAGGGTCTGGTCGTCTGCGAGCGCAGCGGCGACGCAGACGTCGCTTTCGTCGTCCATGAGATCGAGTAGGAGGTCTTGGGCGGCTTCGTTGTCGGCGCTGTTCACGCGGGCCCTGACGACGAAGATGAGCGCGCCGCCGAGGTCGCCGAAGCCGCGGCCGACGTCGGCTCTGAACGTGTCGGCGGGGTAGATGTCGATCGTCGGCGGTGTCGGGCTGAAGATGCGCCGGCCGGAGACCTGCGAGATGTTGTCGCCGAGGGCGGCCGCGACTTTCGCGGCGAGCTCGTCTGCGATGGCGCGGACGCCGCTCATGCGAGGCCGAAGTTCTCCTTCAGTGGCGCGAGCTTCAGCGCGTGCCGCTCCCAAGAGTCCTTGGCGGTGTAGATGCCTCCGCTCGCGTGGGCGGCTCCGAAGCCGATGATCCCGAACGGCGCCTGTCCCTGTTCCCAGTGCTCGACGGCGCGTTCGAGGTTGACCTCGGCCGCGAGCGCGTACTGCCACGTGTCTGCGGCGACCGGGTTGTCGTCGCTGCGGTCGATCTCGGAGTCGATCTCCCCGGTGGCGGCGTCGAGGACGCGCTGGAGATCGTCAGCGCGTGTGGTCGCGTTGACTTTGAGGATCGCTGCGAGTTGGTCTGTGGTGGCGTAGCTCATGTTGGTGCTCCTAGGCGAGCGGGAACCGGACGGGGAGGGTCCGGTTCCCGCTCTGCTCGTTCGGCTCTGCCCCGAGCCTCGCTACGACGCGGTCGTGATCATCGCGAACGCCCCCGGGTCGACGACCGCCGACTGGAACGCGCCGATCAGTCCGACCTCGACGCCGCCGATCGCCGGCTCCACTACCCGGAGCTCGACCGGCGCGCCGGCCGTCTCCGCGACGAGCAGGCCTGCACGGTCGCCGACGACGATCACGCCGGAGTCCATGCCGCGCGTCGGGATGACGGTCAGCGGCCCGAACCCGTCCGCGTTGACGTTCGCGACCTGCGGGAACTGGTCGGACGTGAGCCCGAAGAAGTACCAGTACCTGTCGACCGCCATGTAGATCGTGTTCGCCATCCGCTGCGAGTTCGTGAACACCGCAGCGGCGCCCGCCGCGAGTGCGGTCAGGAGCTGCGCGAACGTCGGCGTCGCGCCGATCGTCGAGCCGATCGAGTCCGTGAACGCCGCGTGCTGAAGCACCTGCGCGGCGGCCTGCTCCGTCTTCAGCGCGTAGTCCGCGGCGCACAGGTCGAACCAGAGCTGGAGCGCGTCCGGGGTGCTCCAGTTGATCGCCTGCCACGACAGGTCGCCGCCGCCGAGGTACGTGTCGGCGGTGATCGTCTCCATGTCGACGTGCATCGCCTGGTTGCCGGCCTCCGTCTTCTGCGAGGCCTGCACCGACACGATCGGCCGCTGCGACACCAGCGGGTACGTGAGCGTGCCGCGCTCGAGCGTGGTGCGTACCGCGGAAGCGACGAGCGGGCGGCTGGTGTCGATGACCTGGAAGATCTGGTCGATGAACTGCGGTGGCTGCAGGCCACCGACGTTGCTGGACAGCGTGTTCGCCGGCGTCCGCTTGAGAAGCTGGAGGCGTTCGCGGGCTCGCTGGATCTCTTCGCCGTCGCCGACCTGGGCGGCGATCCTCGAGCAGACCGTCGACTCGCGGCTGAGGATGACGTCGCGGGCGTACGCGGACATCGTCCTGTAGACGATCCCGTCGTCGTCGACGTCGACGCCGTCGACGCTCCCGGCGAGCGCGCGGCGGATCTTGCGGGACGCCTCGGTCGCGCGCTTGTCCGCCTCGACCTGCTCGGACAGCTCATCGATCTCTGTGTCGAGCGACTTCGCCTTCTCGCGGTACATCGTGATCTGCTCGGCCTGCGACTCGGTCGGCATCTTCGTGTCGGAACCGTCGACCGCCTGGATCACGGTCTCGTGGAGCCGGTGGACCTGGTCGCGCTCGTCGAGCAGACTCTCGAGCCGAAGCTCGCTCTGCGTCTTCATTGCACTGCCTCCTGTGAAGTGGTGTTGTCGGGGAGGCGGGTGCCGTCGTCGGGGGTGTCGGCCTGGGCCGGGGTGTCCGTGTCGTCGGGGTGCGCCGTGAGCGATGCAGGGATCCGGAGTCCGAGCCGTCGGCATCGCTCGACGAGCTCGGGGTCGATCTCGACGGGAAGAAGCTCCGCGTCAAAGATGGGTGCCGCCTCACGGACGGCAAGGACGCGCGCGCCGGCGAACGCAGGTTCGCGGCATAGCGCGATCGCGCTCAGGTGCGCCTTCACGCGCTGAACCACTCCCGCGGCCGTGCGGACGCTCTTGACGGGCCGAGCCTCAAGCGAGACGCCGCCCAGCACGCCCTCACGGACGAGCACGAGCGCTTTGTCGCCGTCGGCGGTCTCGTGGAGCCTGAACGAGCCGTGGAAGCCGTCGCGTGAGTCGCGCAGCTCGAGGCCGTGCCCGACGACGCCTGCGATGCCGGACTGGTGCTCGAAGTTGGCGAGGACTCGGTTGGCCGCGTTCGTCTGGTGCGCGAACACGCCGGGAAGCCACTCCTCCTGGTAGGCCACGCCGCGCTTGACTCCGCCGAGGCCGTCCGCGACGGTCGCGGTCTCGCCGTAGGGGACGATCCTGACGTCGACGGTGCGTCCCTCGCCGGCCGTAAGTTCGGCGGCGAACGTCCGGACGATCATCGTCGGCTCGTTCTCGAGCATGGCTGAATCGCCGACGTCTGTCGGCGGGGTGTCGGGTTCCATCGGCTTTAGCCTCCTACTGCCGTGAGAGTCGGCGTCTGCTGCGCCGGCGAAGCAGGCGCGACCGGGGTGGGCTGTGCTCCCTGCTCGTCATCTGCTGGCGACTGATCCGTCAGCGCCGCGAACGTGTCCTCCGCCCGGAACGAGACCCACTGGCCGCGCGGCAGCATCTGCGACGACAACGCGTCCGCTACCCGCGTGGCTGTCGGCCGCAGCTCGAACCTCCACCACATCTCGCCGAGCGCGCCCGGGTTCTGGTACGTCAGGCCGCCCTGCAGCGCCATGTTCAGCAGCACACACGGGACACCGAATGCGGACGCGATCGTGCGGGCGTCCCACTCCTGCGTCTCGAGGAGCGCAAGGTCGGCCGGGCTGAGCCCGAGCTTCTCCCAGGTGATCTCGGGTGGCATCACGGGCGGGGCGCCGTTGCGACGCGACGTCGCGGCCATCCACTGCGCCTGAAGAGCCTGCGCCTGCGCCTCGGTCAGCTTCCGCGCCGACTTCAGCGCCGTCAGAGGAACGCCTCCTGTCTGGACGTTCAACGCCTGGTTGCCGGCCGCAAGTAGCCCGTAGGCCTGCTGCGCGTACGCGCGGAGCGCCGGCGTGCCGTGCGCGCCGCACCCGGGGTTCCGGTCGATCTGAACGACGCGAGCCGGGTCAATGTCCTTCTCGGCGAGCTTGTACGAACGGCGGCCGTCGTCGCCGAACTTCACCGACACCCGGTCTGATGGGAGCACCGTCCAGGTTCGCGGGAAGCCGTCCGCGTAGAAGTCCGTGACGTACTGGCATGAGAAGCCGTCGCGGTAGAGCTGCGCAACGATCGCGTGCACAGCGTCACCGATCCCGTTCGGGAAAATGTTCGGGTCAGGGCTCGACACCCACGCCGGCTCAGTCGACCCGTGGAACTCGAGCGGCATCGACGCGATCTGCTGCGCGTTCATCTGGATGCAACGGTTCGCTACCCATACACGGTCGGCGAGCGTCGGCGTCCCGAAAAGCGTCTGGTTCGGGTCCATGTTCGCGGCCCACCAGTTCGGGATGATCGAGTTCCACAGCGACATGTTCGTGCCCTCGAGCGGCTCGACATCACGCATAGCGAGGTCCTCTCCGAACGGGAAGATGCGACGAAGCAGGCCCATCCTTAGTGGCCGTCCCAGAGGCCGGCGGCGGCGACCGCGAACGCGCAGAACGTCACGATCACGGAGACCCTGATGAGCGCCGCACGGCTCATCTAGTAGATCGCCAGCTCGCCGAGGTCGTGCTGCGACGCCGACCATGTCGCGAGCGTCGCCGCGATCAGCGGGCCCACGTCCGCGACGCTCTTCGTCCGCGACCACGCCCACCGGTCGACGAGCGGCCTCGTTCTCGCACCGCGGATCGCCGCGGTGAGCTCGTCCTGGCCGATGTGCCGGAGCTGCCTCTCGCCGACGAGATCCTCGAACACGCCGCACGCCTCCGCGTACTCGCCGGCGTGGACGCGCCGGACAGTCACGACCGCGTCGTCGACGCGCCTCGCGATCGCGACCGAAGGCCCGAAGCCATCGCAGACGATCTCCTCGACCTCATGGCGCTCGTACAGCTCGGCGAGGCGATCCGCCACCCAGCCTGTCCCGGCGCGCGCATTGATCACCTCGACGTGGAGCTTCCCGCTCCCCGTCATCCCCGCCGCGGCGATCGACGTCTTCCGTGACGGCGAAACGTCGAAGGCGATACACACGGGATCGAGTAGCTCCGAGCCGTCGTCCTCGAGATCCGCCCATGCCTGAGCGCTGATCACCATCCCAGCCGAGCCGTCCGTCACTGGGTAGTCGCCGACTCCGAGAAGCTCAGTCGCGAACTCGCGAGGCGACAGCGCACGGTACTCCCGAGCCATATGTTCCTCGAGCACGCGGCCCCGGCCGATCGCGAAGTTCACCTTCCTCCACTCGACAGGGTCCGACGCGACCTCATCGGGAACCTCGTCGGGATGCTCGAAGTCCAACGACCACTCGAGATACGTGAGATCCGAGTCGGCCGCGATCCCACGATCGCGGACACGCGTCCACACGACGCCGTGATCGTGGACCTCCTGGTCGACCGCTGAGCCGGCATACCAGAGCTGCGGCCCGCGCTTCGCCTTCGACGCGCGGAGCGTCGGGATCATCGACCCGTGCGCCGACTGCGAGATGATCATCGCCTCGTCAAGCACGAGAACGGAGACGTCGGCGAAACCTCGCATCCCCGAACGCGTCCGCGTGCGGAACTCGATCCGGGCGCCGTCCTCGAGCTCGATCGCCTCGTCACCGTGCGAATACCTGAACCCGATCACACGCCCAGAGCCGCTCCTCTTCACCCGAGCGAGCAGCTCCTCCGACTCGCGTACCGCACCCTCCATCCGCCGGAAGTGAAGCTCCGACGTCTTGAACTCGTGGGCCGAGTGAACGATGAACGTCTCGCCGAGCTCGAACAACCCGAAGAGCTCCCGTGCGAGGAGGATCTCGCCCTTCCCGTTCTGCCGCGGCATGTTCACGCCGACCTCGAACGACGACCAACGCCCATCCGCACGCACACCGAGCGACACCTCGAGCGCGAGCTCCTGCTCCGGGTCGAGCGTCAGACCGACACGCCTCGCGAACTCGACCGCCTCACGTCCGAGCGACGACGGCGAATCCGGCGACGAACAAATCCGCGGCCGAACGACCTCCGTCACCACGCCCGCGACCTCCGCCGACTCTTCGCCGTCGACCGATTGCAGCGCCGATGCGACGGGCCCAAGTAGCCGCGCCTGTCGTCGCGATGATCGAGATCCCACGGCTCCGTCGGAGAGATCGGATCTCCGCACCGCGAGCAGCTGGCCAATCCCCCGCGGACGATCGCGGCGAACCGCCGCCGAATCTCACGATGCGCGGCGCCGTAGCCTCGATCGGCGGTAGACCGACGCCTTCGCGCCCGATCTGCCGTTAGGGAGAGAAATCCGAC